GGGCGTCGTGGCCTCGGCGGGCGCAGGAGGAGGCGCTTCGGGCGCGGTCGGAGCGGTCCCGGTAGCGGTCGAGGGTGTCGTCATGCAGCCATCCCATTCGCAGGAGAGAGGGCGGGCGCTGCGGTGGGCAGCGCGGTCACGTTGCCGGGAGCACCAGCGCTCTCGGCGGCGGGTTGGGCGGGCGCGGCAATCGACAACAGCGCTTGCGCTTCGTCGAGCCACTGGCGGAAGAGCTCGAGCCGCTCCTCGGGCACATCGTCGAGGCGCGCGCGGTGGTACGCCTGCACCATCCGCACGAGGCCGTAAGCGAGATCGTCGAACGGCTCGGGCGGCAGGTACGCGTCATCGACGTCGCGGTCCGGGTCGAGGAAGCGATCGATCGTGCGGTCCACGATCTCCATCGCCGCGAACTCGAGCGACTCGTGCCGATCGAGGTCGGGGAAGTCGAGGAGGCGCTGCGCTGTGCGGCTGTCGACGTAGCCCGCGGCGACCCACTGCTGGACGATCGCGGTGCGGCCGGCCACGTCGCGCGGGAGCGCGCTCGTCGGCTGCACCTGCAGCGTGAACGAGTCGCGGTCCATGCGGACGTCGCGCCACTCGAAGCGCTGCGCGTAGCTCCGGCCGCGGTTGACGACGGAGAAGCCGCGCGCGGCCTCGCGGTCGATCTCTTCGGCGAGGTCGATTACCTGATCGGAGCACTCGAGGAAGAAGCTCTCATACTCGCGACCCTTGATCGCGAAGCGCTCCGTCTCGATGTCGTTGTAGACCATCAGCGCGCGGCCCGAGTCGAGGCCCCTCGGCTTCTGCGACGTGGCGCTGAGCTGCGAGATCCCGGTCATCTCGAACGCCTGCGAGATCTGCCACTGGAGGTGCGCGAAGAGCTCGCCCGGCACGGCGGGCGGCGTGAGGAACTGCGGGGGCGTGCCGCCGGCCGCGCCGCTCGTCCACTTGATGATCGCGCCGACCTCGTTCGTGATCATGCCGCGGACCACTTTGGCGGTCGTGTCCATGAGGATGCGCGGCACGGCCATCAGCCGGATGCACTCCTCGATGCGCTTGAGCGTCCGGTTGATGCCGCGCTGCAGGAGGTCGACCTCCTCGACAAGCCCCGTTCCCCAGAAGCCGACCTCGGCGTCACACCAGCGGTAGAACACGAAGGGGAAGCGGTCGCGCGTCCACTCGACGTCACGGAGCACAACACCATCGATCGCGATGACGTGACGGCCGTCACGCGCCTCGGGGCCACTCGGCAGGTGCCACGCCTCGACAACGCGGATCGGCTCGGCGAGCGAGCGCACGACGCCGTGCACGTCGGCATCGCTCGTCGGTGCATTGCGGACGGCCTCCGCGACCTTGCCGCGCCCACTCGGCGCGTAGAGCTCCAGCAGCACGTGCCGGTCGACGTAGTGGACCTGGTACATGCAGCGCGGGCGCATGTTCGCGCCGTCGGCAGGGTCGACGAGCAGCGACGTCGGCAGCACGCGATCGACGCAGATCCGCCCGTGCGCCGCGTACCACTTGAGCGCGGCCGTGCCGAAGATACCCGCGCTGCGAAACGCCTTGGGCCCGAGCGTGTAGAGGTCGACGTCCTGAAACGCGCCCTCGACGAAGCGATCGAGTCGGCGCGCGCGATGCTGCTGCTCCCATCCGCCGTCATTCGTCACGAGCGTGGCCTTGGGGCGGTTCTTCGCGATCTTCGCGGTTGCGGTGTCGACAACAGCCTTTGCCACATTCGCGGTCAGCCGCTCGTTGCTCTTGCTCTTGGGTGTCCTGGCGTGCGCCGTGAGGCTCAACCCGTCGAAATGGCGGTTGCCGTAGAGGCGCGCGTGATGGAGCGCCTGGGCCTGTCGCTGCTTCTCCTCGGGCGTGTTCTGCAGCCAATCGACCATCGCGCAGACGGCGGTGGCGCGCTTGTCCGGCGACGCCTTCCACCAGGGGGCGTCGCCGGGCGCGCGCGGAGCGGGTCTGCCAAGGTAGGCCATCAGCCGTCCGCCGATCCGTAGACGATCTGCTCGTCGTCCTCGTCATCGCCGGGCTCGACGGGAGGCGGCGCGGAGGCATCGGGTGCGACCGACACGGGTACGCCGAACGCGACGACAAGGCCGCTGGACGTGACCCGGACGAACGTGGCGCCTGCTTCGCGGAGCGCGAGGACGTGCGGCAGCGCCGACGCGAGGTCTACGCGTCCGCCTCCCACCATTCGACCGCTGCCGTCTCCGGCTCCGCGGTCCAGTCGCTCTCGCTCGCCTTGCGGCACGCGTCCGCCTGTCGCTGCTCCATCCGCTGCTCCTCGAGACGGCCCCACTCGGGACTGCCAGGGGCCGGCTCGTTCGCGGGAGGCTCGGCGGCGTGGCCAAGGCTGCTACGCCACCCGTAGAGTAGCGCGTCCGTCGCGTGGTCGTCAAGACCCGCTGCGGCGTCGGTGCCTGCCTCGTTCCACTGCAGTTCGCCAAGCTCGCCGATGAGGTCCGCGCACTGCTCCTCGACGATGAGCAGATCGCCCCGCTCGAGCGCGCCGTTCATGAGCCGCCGGTGCCCGAGCTTGTCGCTCTTCTTGGCGGCCTGGATCATCGCCTCGCCGTGGCGCACGGCGAACTCGCGCCCGTACGCCTGTCCGAGCGCGCCCGCATCGTAGACGACCCAATCGAGATCGCGGCCCTCGCTCGCGAGCTCGGCGCGCACCTTGGCGATCTCTTCGGCGTCGCTCGTCGGCGTCATGCCCGCGATCTTCCACGCGCGCACGGCGAACACCCGGTGATCGAAGTCGCTCCACGCCATGAGCACGAAGGCGGTCGTCGGCTTGGCCTGCGAGGCGCCGAGGTCGATCGCCAAGACGAAGTGCCAACCCGGCTTGGCCTTGACCTCGAGCCACTGCGCGAGACTGACCACGTTGCGCTCGGCGTCGAAGCGGTAGACGAGCCCCTGGCCGTCGCGCACCCACTTGCCTCGCTCGAGCTGGTCGCGCGTGGTCGAGTCCGCCTCGGCGAGGCGCTCGCGGTACGCCTCGACGTCGAGGTGCGGGTTGTCCGCGAGCGTCGCCGGGACGAACTCGCGCGTTGCGCCGGTCTCGGCGTTGGTCGCCGCGGCGCGATCCTGCGTGCCGTCCACGCGGATCCCGAAGCGGCGCATGACCCACACGTGCCCGATGCCGCCGGGGTTCGTGGCGCCCCGGATGCGCAGCGGCACGCGCGACAGCGGCCCCTCCTTCGGGCGCCGGATGCGCGTCAGCAGGTAGGTCCACTGCGTCTCCGTGAAGTGCGTCAACTCGTCGTAGCCGACGAACTGCAGCGCGTGGCCCTGGTAACGTGTCTTATCGGCCTCGTGCTGGACGTGCCCGAAGCGCAGCGAGGCGCCGCTCGGAAACGTCCAGCACATCTCCGACGCGCTCCACGTCGCGTCCGTGCCGTCGAGCCAGGCGTGCGCGCGCTCGACGAGGCCGTCGTCACCCTTGAGCTCGGGGAACGTGCGCCGCAGGAGCAGCGCCGAGTAGCCCGGGACGTGCACGTACTGCAGCGCCGCCATGAGCAGCGCGTCGCTCTTGCCGCCGCCGGCCGCGCCGCCGTAGAGCCCCTCCTTGCAGTCAAGCGCAAGGAACGCCGCCTGCCGCTCCGTGGGCTCGTGCGGGCAGTACTTCGCGAGCGGGTCGCCGGCCTCGAGCACGTCCAGGAGCGCGACGAGGCAGCGATCACAGACGCACTCGGGAGCGTGGGTCACGGCCACGGCCGGAGCAGGCACGCGAGCGCAGCGACCCAACACGCCTCAGCGCAGGCGCGGGTCTCAGCGAGGCGCATCGGGTGCCCGACCTCGCCACGGAGGATCTTCTCCTCCTCGCCTCGCGCGCACCGGACGGCGTGGCGCACCTTGCCGGCGGGCGTGCTGAGGTAGGCGGGAGGCTGGCTCATCGCGTCCCATCGGGGCGCAACGGTCGCGGGTGTCGAGCCCGCATCGCGCGCACATAGGCCGCGTAGCGGAGGAACATCAGCGGTCTCCTCCGAGCACATCACGCCGCAGCGCTTCGTCGGTGTCCCGCTCGATCGCCGCATACGCCTCGGCGTAGGCCGTCTCCTCGGGCGTCGGCGGGTCGAGGTTCTGGATGCGCGGCGCGCACGGCCCGCACGCGCTCCTCCGCTCACGTGATCGGCGCCTCGCATCATACCGCTCCGCCTCTTCGCAGAGCCGCCCGCAATAGCCGCGGATCGGGTGCGCTGGCGCGCCGCAGCGCTGACAGTCGGCCCAGGCGAGCGGAGCGCGGCCGAGCACGGCGCGCGCGCCCGCTACGACCTCCACCGGCGTCGGCCACGGCAGCGCGTCGATCACGGGCTCAGCCTCGATCATCGCCGCCTCCGCTTCTCGCGCCGCGTCGGCCGTGGGCCGGGCGGCGCCGGGTCCGCCCCTGTGCTTGCGGCCTCATCGATCGACGTCCCGCGCCGCTCAGCGGCAAGCTCCTCGCGCATCGTCTCGACGGCGTGCCCGAACGGGCTGAATCCGGGCGGCAGCAGGCCATGCGATGCCATCGCGGCCAGTCGCTCGATCCGTTCGCCCGCTTCGATCGTGACCTCCCGGCCGAGCGCCGGCATGTGCACGGTCATCTTCGCGACGCTGCCCATCGGCACGACCTGCGCCTGGTCGTCGCCGCGTCGGCGCACGTAGACCGCGCTGCCGTCCGGCATGGTGCCGAGCTCTGTCACGTCGCTCGCGTTGACGAGGTGCACGAGCTTGCCGGTCGTTGGGTCAACGACGGCCGAGCCGGTCTTGGTGGTGATGCTGAGGATCTTCACGCTGCCTCCGGGTCTCGCTCCATGGCGAGGTAAAACGCGAACTGCGGGCGGAAGATCCAGCCCATCCCCTCGAGTCGCTTGCGCATATCCTCGAGCGGCACATGCGTGGCCGTCACGTCGCGCGACGTGCCGCCGCTGAGCACCTCGGACACGAGCTGACGCGCGATGCCCATGCCGCGGAAAGTGTGCTTGACGTAGCAGTAGTGCGCCAGTGCGCGGCCCTTGCCGCCCGCGCCCGGCTCGCCGCATGCCCAGCCGATGAGCTGGTCATCGTCGGCGCTCGAGCACGCGACGAGCGAGCGCACGCCGGGCCGGTCGAGCAGTCCCATGGCCACCTCCCAGTGCAGCCGGAAGTACACGTCGTTGAGCACGTCCGGCACCGTGCGGCGGTAGCTCTTGAGCCACGACGAGCGCACGAAGTTGAGGTCGGAGTCTCGCATCGGGCGGATGCGGACCATGCTGTCGATGTCGCTCACGTTCCCTCGCTCTCGAGCCGCCTCGTCGCGCGCTTGAGCCGAGCGAGCAGCTCGGCCCGGTCCTTCGGCACGTCGACGGTGTGCTCGTTTTTGCTCTCGCTCTTGCTCGTCTCGGGGTGGCCCTTGCGCGAGAGCGTCGTCTTGGCCGCGTCGAGCGCGATCCGCTCGTCCTCCGACTCGATGAGCTCGCCGAGGCGCCGCCACGCCTTCTCGGCGATGTCGACGGCCTGCTCCTTGGTAGCCTCCTCGACGTGCTCGGCGAGCTCGCGGAGGGCTCGCTTGACGTCGGGGTGGCCGCGCCACGTGCGCACGGTCTTGGGGGCGCGGTGGAAGAGCGCCGCGATCCGCTCGTCGTCCCAGCCGAGGCGAAAGTACTGAACCGCCTGCGCCCGAAGCGCTGCGGTGCTCGTCGGTGTCGTCTCGGGCTTGGGCCTGCGGCCCCGCTTAGCCCCGTCTAGGCCCGGCATGCTGCCTCCTGGTACCTCGGGCCGTCCGAGGCCCGCTTCGCCCCTCTCACACCATCCTCGCGCGACCGCGCCCCCATCTCGCCCCGCGCCTGCAGCGCCGCACTCGCCAGATCCCGCCCCGGCGACTGAGCGAGCAGCTCCCGCACCCGAGCGGCCCAGGCGTCGAGGTGCCGCGCGTGCGGCTTGGCCCAGCTGCCGAGGGCTGCGAGGTCCGCGTCGGTGACCGTGCCGCCTGCGGGGCGGAGGGCGCGCTCGAGCGACTCGCTGCGGGTCGGGGTCTTCACGCGCTCTCCGCGGCAATCGACGTCGCCACCCGCCGCACCGAAGCAGCGTCACGCACGCTGGCCATTCGCCGGATGTCGTCGGCCCTCTTCTCGACAAACCGCAGCGCGCGGACGTACTCCCACCCGAGCGCCTCGACGATGGCCCATGCGCCCCGCTGGTAGAACAGGGCGCGGTGCGTGGCCTCGTAGTCCTCGGCGGGCTTGGGCGGCGCGATCGGCATGCGGGCCTCGTGGATGTGGGTGCACGCGCTCCGGTCCGCGTGGACGTGGCACCAGGCGTGTCCGTGGTCGTCGATGTACGTGGCATCGATCGGGCACTGCCGACCCTTCCTTGTCCGAGCTCTACATACCAAAGTGGCCATACCTCTATCCTGAGTGAGCATCCGGCGGGCGCAAGCCGACCTTTTCCGCCCATGTGGTGAGCGGCGTAGGCGTGGACGGCGTGAGGGTCCTACCTGTGTTCCGGTCCGGTCTTCCGTGGTGGAGGCGACACCGCCGATGCGTGCTGTCGCGACCTCCCGAGCGTCCTGGCGGATGGTACTTCGGACGCCCGTTGGCTTCGCGGCGCTAGGAGCCTGACAAGGAGCGCTGTCCCATCGAGTGGCGGGTCGGCTGGCTTCCACTCGACTGAACCCACGGCCCCGAACGCTGCACCGCAGTCGATGCAGCGCCGGACGAGGACCCCGTGTTTCTCGGTAGGGTCGCCGTCGGGACGCTCTTCTCGTTACCAGACACCAGGGAGCTACTTGTATCAGCCGGATCCGGAGTGAGCCGGTCGACTGCCGCACGTACAGCGCCACTCCCAGGGGCGCCCGTTTGCGGAACGGCGGGCGAGCCGCCGTCAACACTGGTTGGCTCGCACGGGGCCGCAGCGGGCCTCTCCGTGTCGAGCGTGGCCGTCTCCACCTCGGCGGCGCGCTGCGCCTCCTGAGCGGCCCTGTGACGCGCCATGGGCGAGGCGTGGCCCTCGCGGTGCTCGCGGGCCTGGGCGCGCATCAGCGCGGCCTCCACGCACGCGGCGAGCAGCTCCCCGGGCGAGCCGGGCCAGGCGATGAGCTCGCTCAGCTCCTCGAGCCGGCCGGCGAGCTTTGCGACGCCGAGATCGCGCCGGTGCTCGGCGCGCAGGGTGCGCACGTCGCCGGGCGTCACGCCGTGAGCATCCGCGATCTGATGGTCCGGGGCGGCGCCCCAGATCGGATCGAGGAAGTCGGCGTAGATCGCCCGGCGCTGCGCTTCGGAGATCACGAGTCCTCGCCCTCCGGTCGCGCGTACTTCGCGCGCAGCCAGTCCGGGCACCGCCAGCGGTTCGCCGCGATCGCGTCGATCGCCTCGCGCGCCTGATCGAAGGTGAGATCCTCGGGCAGCCCGTGGCGGACACAGACGCGCGCCATCTTGTAGGAGCTGAGGCCCTTGCGTCGCCGGTCCTTGATCGTGTCGATGAGCTTCGATGCCTCGGCGCGGCTCGGCGTGTAGTTCCCGAGGTCGACGCCGAGCGACTCGAGGTGCCGACGCTGCCCGTCGGTGAGCCGCGGACCACTGCTGTCCGCGCCGCCGCAGATCCCGAAGGGGTCCACCTGCTTGGCGCGGTAGGCGACCTCAGCCGCGATCTTGGCCTCGCGACGCCGCTTCTCCTCGGCGCGTCTCTCGCGCTCGATCGCCTCGGCCTCAGCTTGCGCGAGCGCCTCCTCGCTCGGCTTGCCGGCCTCGGCGAGCTCCTTCGCGCGCGTCTCGACGTCGGACGGCAGCGGGCGCCCCGCGAGTACGTCGAGCGGCGAGACGAGGCGGTGCCGTCCCGCGTTGCCGGCGAAGTCGAGCACGAGGCAGTTGGGCGCCGGGCTCGCCGCGATCGCCGCGTGGCGCTCCTCGGCCGGCGCGTCGCCGAGGTGGTCGATGGTGCCCGGCCACGTGCGCGTCCCGCGACCGACCGCCTGCTGATAGAGCCCTCGGCTCTTGGTGGGTCGCGCCATCGCGACGCACGAGCACTCGGGCGCATCGAAGCCCTCGACGAACAGACCGCAGTTGACAAGGAATTGGATCTCGCCCGCGCGGAACTGCTTGATCCGCTGATCGCGAAGCTCCTTCGGCGTCGTACCGTCGAGCGCAACCGCGTTGCCGACGGGCGTGTAGCCGGCGAGCACGTCGACCAGCGCGTGCGCCTGAGCGACGCCCGCGGTGAACACGATCGTCGGCCGCGCGCCCGCCTCGCGAACGAGCGGCGCCGCGATCTGGTGCAGCACCGCGTCCAGCTTCAGCCGCTCCTCGAGCTCGCCTTGCGCGAGGTCGCCCGCGACCGTCTTGACGTCGGAGAGATCGAGGTCGGCGCACTCGATCGTGCGCTGGACGATCGGCTTCAAGTAGCCGTCGCGGATCGCGGCGCGCAGATCGTACTGGTACGCGACGTCATCGAAGATCGCGCCGAGGCCCACGCCGTCACCGCGATCCGGCGTCGCCGTCAGGCCGAGCACCTTCGCGTTGCCGAAGCGCGAGAGGATGTCGCGATACCCCCTGGCGCAGCTACGGTGCGCCTCGTCGACGACGATGGTGGTGAACGAGTCGCGCGCCCACCGCTCGAGCCGCCGGCCCCGCAACGTCTGCACGCTCGCGACGACGACCGGCGAGCCGAACAGCCCGCCGACCGTGCTCGCGCGCGCCTCGGCCTTCTCAAGCTCGCAGCCGAGGCCGATCCGCTTCTCGATCGTGTCGGTCGCCTGGTCGAGCAGTTCTGAGCGGTGAGCGAGCCAGAGGATGCGCCCGACGTTGGCGCGCTCGCGCAGGATCTCGCCCGCGGTGAACGTTTTGCCGGCGCCGGTGGCGAGCACGAGCAGCGTCGATCGGTGATCGGCCCACGAAGCGCGGACCGCATCGCGCGCGGCAACCTGGTAGGGACGGAGCGCGCTCATCGTGCCGCCGTCCCCTTCGCGAGCCACCCGGCGCTGTTGCAGCGCAGACATCCCGCGCCGCCGCAGGGATCGTGCACGACCGGCTCGGCGAGCTCGAGCGCCGCCTGCGCGTCGCGCATGCTCTTCTCGAAGCGCTGGCGTACACCGACGAGCGACGGGTGCTCGGGCACGGAGCGCAGCGCGGCGATCCGTGCCTCGCGGACGCGCTTGGCGGCCTCGAGCAGCGCGG